TATTGATAACGCTAAATTAAGCAAACTGTTATTGTCGTCATATGAGACACCTTTCCATGGGCCTATGTGCTTTTTCCACTCTAACTTACGATAATAAGTCTGAGCCCCAAACCATCCTTCGCCAGACTCTTTAGCGTAAGAACTCGCAGATGGATTAGACGCTATGAAAGGCAAGTTATCTATAAAGAAAGACTTTTTGTCAGACTCGTCAAGAACATCAAATAAATTACTCCAGTGTATAGGTTCACACCCTGGTGTTATGTCTGTTGGATATTGAGTACCATCTGGCTCCCCAGGATCAATAGTGTTAATTAGACCTGACGTTTCATCATTATCAGATGTATTATATGCACTATATAGCCAATACATCTGTTGTGAAGTGACCGCGTAATTTTGACTTTCTAAAGAAGAGTCTTCGTTTATTAATAAGTTTACAGCTGTTTTTATTTTTACAAAAAATTTACCACTAAAATCTTCACCAGGTATTTCATCTCTCCTTTCAGTTTTAAACGTTAAATTTTCATGTAACAACCAGTCGTCACCATTAGGGTCTTTAGCTATGTTAGCGTCTATAGCGGATATTTTACTAGATAGTTTTATGTGATAAATACCGGCAGTATTAACTGCGCTTTGCGCTCTCGTAACACTAGAAATCCTATATCTTTTAGAATGAGTACCGTGTTTTTCCCATGATATAAATACTTTGTTACTGCCTGATGCCAGGAAATCTTGAGAAAGATCAGATCCAAATACTCCTGATATTAACCAACCTGTTGCGTTTATTTCTATATCTTGCGTGTCCTCTTTATCTATTCTAGCGTCAGGGTTTAAGAATATAGATTGATCTTCCACGCCCTCATTATCCAAAGTTCCAGAATCGTTATAGCCGTACCCGGCTAATTTATCGAAATTATTTACTACTCTACCTAAAGGAGAGAACGTATACTTAATAGCCTCTGGAGCTTCATTACTTATATCTAAAACTTTGTATTTGTTATCAAATAAAGGCTGTGTAGATAAACTATTATTAAATATCTTTTTTACTGTTATAAAATCCTCTTTTACGATTTTATTTCTATCTGAAGAGGCGAATGATAACCACAAGTGATTGTTATCATCGTGAAAGTCCACGTGTCTAGGCGGGGTATAAGCTTTATCCATGATAAGATTGTAGTACTCCCCAGAAGTTTCTTTTATATAAAACTTATAGTAATCAATCCAATCAGCGGGCTCTAAATCTATATATGCCTTGAACATGTTAGAGTTGCTAGCGTTTAACCCTAACTCAGGATTTCTCCAGTCAATTTTCACACCTTTTTTAGAAGTGAAAACAGGTGTTTCTCTACCATATTTATCACCGAATACAACTCCAACTTGATAATCTCTCTTTGACTTTAAAGATCTTAATCCTCCTTCACTGAAATCTTGAGTCTCTCTAAGTTCAAAACCAGACCACACGTTTGGTTTTAAGAAGTTGCCATCGATGTCTTTACCGAAGTTGTAACCTTGAGTGTAATTGCCATACACTATTCTATTACCAACAATTTCTTGAGCTAAAGCGGATCTAGGCACATTATCCCATGGTCTAAGCAGTTGGTTTTCAGGTAAAGCCGCGTGTATACTCTCTGTCGATATATTATACTTTCCCTTATGCGCTGACACTTCTCCAAACGTTACAAGCTCACTAGGCGTACCTGCTGGTAATATGTTTGTAGCTAGTTGACCAGAACCCGCTTTACTCCATTCTGAATCTGTATACTTTATATTATCTATAGAATAAACTACATTAGAGTTTTCTTGCTTGTAAAGAAGATCTACTTGAACTACATCTTTAGGTATATCGGAGGGTACAAAATCATACAGATCTATAGACTTTATAACGTTTGTCATAGTCTTGTTGTACGGTTCGTCTGTACTATAAGAGTTTAGCGAACTAATCCCATCATCATATTCGGAATTGAATACTACATCTGTAAACGGACCCATAGCGGAATACTCCCCGTCTCTGTACTTATATCTAAAACAAAATCTTGGAAATATTTTTTCAAAAATAGCGGAATTCACATCTTCAATAGCGGAATTCATTTTATACGTAGGAGCTATACTAGGCTTCTTTTTTATAACAGTAACGTAATCTTCTGTTAAAAACCCTTTATCTTCACCATCTATATATAATCTAGAGTGTAAATTTATATTAGTAGGATTTTCTTTATGACGTGTCTCCTCGATATTTATCTTTTTTGGTTCAGAATCTCCGTCTGTCCAAAATAGAAAATCATCAATAATATTTACACCTGTAACTTGCTTACCTGTAAATTTTAGAAATGCATTTTCACCACCTAAGTCTACAGCTATAAATGAACTAGCTGAGTAAGGTGCATCAGATTTATCATACTCTACAATAACATCTCTGTCAAGCATTTTAACAAACGTGTAGAGTTTATTCGTTAATTCATTAGAAATACTTCCAACGCAAGTTCCACCTGAACTTAAAGAGTCTACCCTAGAGTTACCCATGATATTTTGAACAGTACCAACGTCAGATCCCTCAGAAGTTGCAACGCTGATATTTAAAGCGTCTCTATACTGTCCTTTTGGAATTAATCTTTCATCAAGGTCTTTATTCATTTTACCTTGATTGAAAGTATTTTTAATTTCAGGCATGAATTAGTGTTTTATATGCTTAGATTGACCTCTAAGAGTTTGTGTTAACTCTTCTAATTTTATATTGGAAAGTCTTAGTTTTGCTTTTCTAACTGCTGCAAATTTATCTTTCTTGTAGTAGGCTAATTGACCTCGACCTACGTTTGCTCTAGCGCTCATAACGTCGCATAGTATATGTTTATACATAGCTTCTTCAGCTAATTTAGGAACTTGCATCTCAGAATCACTACCAAGACTATCGCTTATATAATCTAATATCACAGTTTTTCCAGATATATTAGATGAAAAATGTATTTTACCTAATCTTTGATCTATGAAAAAAGATCCATTGATTTGCGCATGACTTGGCTCAAGACCGTAGCGCTCATTTGGATTTAACCAATGTTGCTCATATCTATAATCCTCAATAGAGTTTTCAGCTGGAGTTGTAGACTTAAAAGCATTCCAAGTCGAACTATTTATTTCATTACCTCGAGGAGATGTTAAACCTTCGTTAACCCTATAACCTGTCACTGATATGTTGTCTATTGTGTTTGAAACTAAATGAATAGAAGCATCTACGTCGTAATTTGTATGAGGGACATAAGATGTCACTAAAGCATACACGTGATCATATGCACTTACGTTTATACTGTATTTAGCTTCGTCGTCACTTGATGTACCGTTCCACTCTATATAACTACCACCATCTTCGTGGGGTATGTCGAATATTTCGTGACTCACGTTAGCTGATGGACCTTCTGGATTTGATATACCATCATACGGTAAAGTGTTCATATCTCCAGATTGAGTGCTTAAACCAAACCTCAAGACTCCAGCAGGGGTAGCTCTAGTGCTCAAACCAGCAGCCGCGACAGCCGCACCATCCGCTTCTATATCTAAATAGTCTATGCCAGTAACATCGATTTTCTGCCAAACAGCAAGAGCATGCCCAAAAGTTATCTTAGGTCTACCTCTCTGATGAGAAGCGTGGTTGAAGCTAAGTATATTTGACGTAGCCTCTAACGTAGTGCGCATCTCACGATCTGTAGGTACAATCTCCCAGTTATTTAAACCATCATCAAAACCTGGATTTGTTACAAATTCGCTAAGACTCTTGAAAGAATATTCTCCACTTGTCTCTTGTTTTACATGAAAAGGATTAGACGTGTGCTTAGTTGGGTATAAAGGTCTTTTAATACCAGCCGCATCAACCCAAGCAATCTTAGTATAGTTAACGTAATCATGAGGTAGTATCATGGTTAAACTTGGAGGTAGATCTATCTGCTGTGATTTAAAAGATTTAAACGTATCAAAAGACAATTCAGCTAAAGCTCTTTGCGCATGAAACGCTATATCTGTTCTACTAGCTTTGGGTATAACTTTATCTTCTCCAACATACATTATTTGGAACTGAGCTATAATATCGTCTAGTGAAACAAACTGATATCCGCCATAGTTTTCACCTTGATAATACTCTCTTTGAGTTTTGTCATCTAATAGTCCCATTTACTATGATTTTTCTTGTTGAATACTCTTAACCTCTTCTTGTGTGGCTAACTGAGCCACATTGTAATCCTTCATTGAAACACCCGCTAGTTTAAGTATTTGAATAACTAAATTCTTCTCTTCAGAGGCGTGTAATTCAAAATCTCTTTTATCAACAGCGGTTGGATTCCATAAAGCTTGATCATTCACAATTATGTAAGTCCACCTAGGAGCATTTGGTTTTCTTATATAGTCAATTTTTACCTTGTCGTTTGCGGGGTCTGGATAAGGAAATACTTTGATTTTACTTGACGTGACGCCATGTTTAATAAATACTGGTCTCCTTTTGCTCCATTTAGCTAGTTTTGATTCACCACGTAGAGACAACTCTTTGCCACTTAGCTCTTCCGCTATGTTATATGCACCTTGACTTTTATAATGAACACCAACTTCCTCTATCCTATATAATTCAGGAAATAAGTTTGCTGTGTTGACATCGCCATTGGCTAGCACGGCCGTGTTAGACTCACCCACCCACATTCTAAATAAAGCTATCTTTTCTTCTATGATATCCCTAGGATCCGCCGTTACCGTGTTATTACCAGGAACTCTGCGGAATTGATTGAGGTCGTAAAAGTACTGCTCAAATATTGAATTCTGAGCGTGTGTGGCAAATAAATTAAACTCTTGCGGAGTTATGTAACCTCGTTGTTCTTTATTAGCTAACGCTAACACTGTTTGATACACTCTATCTACACTTATCGCCATAATTCTTTTTATGTTTCATAGTATGAAAGACCACCTAGTTGGTGGCCTTTCCACTACAAATGATTATTAGTTTAATCGTTTTTCTATATTGGAGTATATCTCCATTCCCTCATCAGTCTTAAACCAAGCGGCTAAGGCTGAATACGGGTGTTCATCAAAAGGAACTGTCATTAACTTTCTGTCGTTACTTCCCCATGAGAACGTTCTTTGATCAGAGGATAGTTTGATAATCCCCATCTCCGTAGCTTTAATACCAAAATTTCTAAGTACCACATTGTCGTCATTAACAAGTTCTAGGAACAAAGCTGGGTTTTTCTTAGCGTATAATAATAAATCACGCTTAAGCTCCTTAGAACTCATCTCTGATACCTTAGAACCAATCTCAACTCTCATAACAGCCTCAGCCATGTCGATGTCTAGGTTTTTAGCAGCGTTAAGCGCTTCGATTTCCATTTCTAACCACTCAATTTGACTAGCTGCTTTCGCGGCTGGCTTCTCTTCGTAAAACATAGTGTCTCTGTCTGGGTGATACAAAGAAAGAAGCTTTTGTAATACTGTTTTTTCTTTTTCTACTATAAGCATGCCGTTTCTAAACACAATATGCTCTAATCGCTGATCACCTTTCATCTCATCTACAAAGACTGTTCTTTGGTTAGAGCAGTATTTCAACTCTCTTTCGTAGCCCTGCTCTTCGTCAAACCAGTGTATATTAGCTCCTTTAATTGATCTTGATAAAGGTTTTTTATTTCCTTTAAGTCTATAAACTCTGTTTTTAAACTCCCAACCATCTGTTAAAAGCTTTTCTTGATCACTAGCTCTTTTTGGTTTTAATTTTGGCTCCGGTTTTGGAGCTTCAACTACAATTGTTTCTTCTACGTAGGGCTCTTGAACCTCTACTTTTTTTGTTTGCTTTTTAGCCATAATATAATATAATAAAAAATTAATATAAAACTACCCCACCCGAAGGCAGGGTAGTTTCACCAAATATAATCTTACTTCATTAACATAAAGTTGTTTGCACCTTGAGTCACTAGACATCTTTCAGACAAGTAGTGAATTTGCATTGCGTCAAGCGCTGACGTAGTAGCTCCAACAGAACCGGTAACCCAAGTTTTTAACTTACGATTATCAGTAGCAGAAGCTCTGTAACGGACATGTAAGAAAGGACGCTTAAGGTTCTTGCCTAACGCTTGATCATACACAGTAGATACACCAGCTGGAATTATAACCCCACGAATAGCGGCTGATCCAGCAATACGGTTAATCTCACCACGAGTAGCTTTATCGTTCAAGTAACGCATGTCTGACTTATAGAAATCGTAAGATCCACGACGGAATCCAGAGAATCCTAGGTTTAAAGCCATATCTTCAGAGTTATCAAATACTCCGTAAGAAGTACCACCAGCACCGTAAGAATTCATAGATGCAAGCATGTCATCGATAGCTAGGCTAGTCGCACGGTTTACAAACATCATGTTCTCCTCAATAGCACCTTGCTTATCAAATTCTGCTAGGATAGCGTCAAACTCAGCTAAGTCAGTAGCGGCGTTAACTCCAGTTACACCAGATGTTACGTTTCCACGAGACTCGATAGCCGCGAATAAACCTTCAGTACCAGCACCGTTTGCACCAGCATCAGCAGCGCCTCTAACTTGACTGTCAGCACCAAATCCAATAATAGAACCAGCCACTGTCTTTTCAGACTCAAGCATAGCCATCTCTAAGTAATCAGTGAAACGAGCACGAGTGTCTCCTTCAGCTTTTAGATACCATAGATAACCGTTCTGACCTTCTTCACCAGTAACCTCAACCCAACCGATTTGTGAAGCATCAGATCCAGAGATCTCGTAGTAATCCTTCATAATGATTGGCTTGTTGCTGTATGATTTGAAAGTCGGTGTTAGAGCAGTACGCTTATCAGCTTCAGTAGCACCAGTAATACCAGCGTACTTCGCTCCTTTACCGTACTCAGAACCTACAACTAATAACACAGAACCACTAGCAGTAGTAGCGTGTCCAGTAAGATCAGCTTTATCATAAGGTTCAACTGTGATCACAGCTGTTGCTGGAGTCTCTACAACTAAACATTTAGTTACGATACCTGCAGTAGCGATAAGTACGATATCGTTTACACGAACACCGTGATTAGCTACTAAGAAACCGTTTTCAGTGTCAGCGGAACCATCGATATCAGTCACAACTGTGAATGTACCGTTAGTATCACCAGCAGTAGCTACTGTACCTACGTAAGATAAGTGTAGACGAGATTGCTCAGACCATACCACTTGATCAGCGGTCATGCTCTCTTCAGCTCCTACTTGTGAAAGGAATCCCGAGATTGTTCTTTGTCCGAACACCTCAGCTTCTTTTTCCATAAGATCTGGTAAATATTGTTGCTCCCAACCGGTAGAACCGCCTGCGAAGTCAATGTAGTTGCTTGATAAAGTCTGCTGCTGTGCAGAAGGTACTTTATTTAACAACGCTCCATTTGTAATTGCCATTTTAAATTGTTTTTAAATTGTTATTTTTTATTTTTCATTTTGAACTTAAAAGAGGCAGAATCATCACCTAACACTCGAACTTTCATGCCGCCGGTAGTCGTGTCTTTATGTGAACCTCTAGGGTCCATATCAATATTCTTCGACTTCCGAACACTGTCTTTCAGTGCATCGGCTTTTCCCTGTTCATAGAAGTGTTGAGCAACTGCATCGGAATTCATAGCTGTATATAATGCCTTGTGGTATCCTTTAGCATCTGAAAGCGATTTATTTTCATCGACAAACTTTGCCATAAAATTGTTTATATCACTTTGTTTAGCTTTTACACCATCGACATCCTTAACATTGAATCGATATTTTTTTTCTCCGACGTTGTATTCAAAACCTTTGAATTTGTCGTTAAAAAGATTATTAGTCTTTTGTTCAAAAACATCACTACTACGTTTGACAGCTTGATTAGTCTGCTCTGACTCTTTATTGTATCGGTTGAAGAAATCAATTGCCTTCTGCTGCTCACCCGTGAGCTTGCTTCCAGCTTTAATCTCTTCGTAGTATTTAGACTTTTGCCCGTCTAAGTAGGTCTTGGCCTCGGCAACTTGCTCTTTGAGGGCCAATTTTTTACGTTTAATATCTCTTTCGTCATCTATATCTTCATCATATGAAAACCTATCTTCTATAAGAAAATCGATTTCATCTGAAGCTAGATGCGGTTTAGTTCGTTCGTAATACTCGCGTAACGCTTGTTGATCGTTTAAACCGCTAGTATCTCTGTTAAGTTTGACATAATCCTCTAAATCTCCACCTGTTTCATCCATGAAGTCTAATAACTTCTGAACGTTCTCAGGTATTTCTTTACCTAGCTCTTCTTGAGCTACGACAGCTTCTATTACGTCTTCTTCTGTGACAGCTTCCTCATAGGTAACTTCCTCAAGGGTTGGTACCTCTGTATTATCGACTTCTTCTTGTGTAACTTCTGTGACGATCTCTTCGGATTGAGTTTCGATCTCATCTGCTGTTTCTAGTTCTGATTCTGTTTCTAGCGGTTTACTTAAATCTACTTTAATGACATCTGGGTCATCTTTACTTTCAAATTTACTTAAATCTACTTCAGGTTTTTGCTCCTCAGCAACCTCTTCTTGAGGTGTTTCTTGGGTGACTTCTTCAATCACTTCTTTGTTTTCAACTTCTTCCATAATATATAATATAATAGTTATTCAATAATCTACTGTGCTCCAAAGGCTTCTAAGCCAAACCCACCACCTATAGTATCATTACCTGCGGATTCAAACTTTTTAGGCGGTTTTCCGCTTTTTCTTTGATCTATAAGTTCACTTTGTTGTGAAGCCTGTATCTTGGTTCTTTCGTCTTTTCTATCTTCTTTTTGTTTTTCTCTATCCCTAAGCCCTCCAACCTCGATACCTTTTAATTGCATGTTGTACTGAAACTCAAGTCCCATAAGTTCTTTTTTAGCAGCCATTTCTAACTGTAGCTTTTGGGCGTCAGCTTGTGATTGAGCTTGAAGTAGTTGAACTTTGCTTTGCGTTATAGCTGATTGCTTTTGAACCTCCGCTTGAGCTGAAGCTTGAGCAGCCGCTTGATTAGACTGTGTTTGAGCTTGGATGTTTTCTAGTTGTTGCTGCCTGTCACGCTCTATTTTCTTATTACGCCTTATTTTTAGTAATTGGTTGGCGAGTTTTAGGTTTTTTACTTCTCTAATATCTATAGCGTCCTCTAACTCAATACCTCCTTGCTGAAGAGCCATTTGAACATTGTTTTCTAACAACTGCTTTTCTTCTTCGTCAGGAGATAGCTCTATGAAAATACCGAAGTCATGCAAGTGTAACTCTGATACTTCCTCTAGCTTAGCCACATTGCGATGACCTATTGACTCGATAAAAGCTTTTTTAGTAGGTGAGTACTCTATAACGTCAGATATTCTTAATGACAGTTTTTCAGCTGTTTCAGCTGTAAGAAGCAATCCAGCTTGTAGTATATGCCTCGTAGCTGTATTAGAGTTAGCCGCAGCTATTTTTTGTATTCCAACTAAAGCATTTTTATCTGGTGTGCTACCATCTCTAGCTTCATTTAAACCCGTTACATCACGGATCATCTGCAGATAGTAATTATATGTCTGTATCAAAGATTGCAACTTAGCACCTTTGCTACTTGATTGTATTTCTTGGATAGGCACTTTACCAGGATTTATATCACCTTCAGAAGTGAAACTTCTACCTATAACGCTACCCGTTTGGAAGAACATGTTTAGAGCTTCCTGAGGGTTATAATTAGTACCATTACCTAAATCAACCTCAGCTAATCCATCTGCGTCTAGATAAACACCATCTGGAACCATCTTAGACATAACCTGTTGAAGCTTGAGGTGCGTAAGCTGTATCATATCGGCAAATCCCGTTATCCTGCTAACTAAACTTTTAATTCTACCTTTATACATCCTAGGAGCAACTATACTGTAGTTCATTTTAACTTTGTTAAAATCGCTCTTAGAACGTATCATGTTTTTAGACAATTCCCACTTAAGCATTTTATTGCAACCTAAAGCCATAACTCCATCGTACAGAACCTCTAGTTTCTTAGCCTCTCTAGTGAAGTTACCATCCATATTTTCTGGTGGATTAAACTTGTCGGTTTTTCTTATAGCTTTATCACCGCCACTACCAGTCTTTTTAATTTTATAAACCTCACTATTGTAAGTCTTATAGTTAAAATAAAGTACGTGTACAATGTTGTCATCTCTAAGACTGTCACGTGAACTATACGAGTATGTGTTATTTTTATTATTCTTGCTAATTATCTCGTCAATTTCGCTGTCTAACAGATCAGGAAACTCTCTAACCAACTCGTTTATCGGTATGGCTTTTACTTCACCTACGTAGTATATGTCTTCAAAATAAGGCGATTCAGTATGCGAGTAAACAATATTAGCAGGATCAACATAGTCAACTATGACTCCTTCTGATTTGTTAAACCCTGTCTTAACTGCTCCAATACCTAAAACAGTTAAATCTTGAAAAAACCTTTTTTTAATTAACTCGTAATTATTTCCTTCCAATAAAACGCTAATAGCTTGCTCTTCCGCTATTTCAATAGCCTGCTTATACTGCAATTGCATATACAGCTGTAACTCTTCGTTTGACTCAGGTAAAGATGGCATACCACTTTGAGTAGTGTCAACGCCTAATTCCTGCATCATCGTTCCATCAAAACCTTGCATCTGCATATCGCCCGCGACGCTATCCATGAAGTTGTTCCTCTTTTCTGATCCGCTAGCATCTATGGAAAATGCTTTTATATCGTATGTTCTTTCAGCTATACCATTAACAACTATATCTACAAATTTAGATATAATAGGCACAGGCGTCCAATCTAAGTTAAGGTAAGACAAATCACCATTGATAGACAACTCATCTTTATACTTTTGAATAGACTGCTCGCCTCTAGCATATAGTCTAAGTTTATGAAAATTATTTACGTTAGTAGTATATCTACTAGCGCTAGTTTCTTTACTAAACCACTCAGCACTTATAGCTTTAGCGATTTTCTCTCCGTACTCAATAGAGTTCTTCTCGTCATCGCTAACGTTTTGCTTTGGGAAATTAACATGTACTGACTCAGCCATATTTACTTTATTATTTGGGAATTAAATCCTTTGTTGTTGTATTTTGATATATTTAGGTTTAGTGGTTGTCTTTCTACTGTAGCGTTCGGAGCGTATAAATGTCTATTACAAGCCATAATAGCTAAACCAGAACTTATAGAAGCATCGTGCTT